CAGTGGGGGAGGGGTTTGTCCTGTGTGGGCGAGCGTTTTTGTGGGGAGAATGGGGGCGCATGCCCCCTTTTTTTATGCCCGCGCCCTTGACGACCCCAGGGTTTTTTAACACCACCCCCCGCCCGCCCCCCACTATCAGCTAAAATATTTTCACCAGAAAACCAGCTCTGACCAGGACTTTTGTTATACCAAGAAAAAAAGTTTGATTTACCCCTTGAAACACGCCGACGCTCTAGACCCCTATATAAGTGTAACGGCTGAGTTCCACGAAGCCGTAAACGCGGGCTTAACGCCCGCTTTAACTTGGTTAAAAACATATAGTGGGGATACTTCTGTCTATACCCCTGTAGACCCCTACAGCTACTGGAGAAGACTTGGAAAGAAACCTAACCCCCGAAGAAGCCAGAAAAGAACTGATTAACTTGGTGCGCCAAGGGCGCACTATTGTAGATGCCCTCAAGGTTATTGGTCGTTCTCGTTCTTGGTATGACACCCAGAGGCGCGAAGCTGAAGGCTTCGCTGCCTATATTGATAACGCTCGGTTAAGAACATCCGACCTCGCTGATGAAGCTCGGTCTGGTCTATCTGACTTTGCAGAGTTTTCTGAGAAATACCTGGGAGCCAAGGTATGGGACCACATGCTTAACGTGGTCGATATGTTGGAAGGTAAGGAACCTCGTTGGTTACATCCAGCGATGACTTACGAAAAAGGGTCGGCGGGTTTATCCCGCCTCTTGGTAAATATTCCACCAAACCATGCCAAGACTATGACCATCACAATTAACTATGTTACCTACCGTATAGTTAAAAATCCTAACATCAATGTAATTGTTATTTCTAAAACCCAAGAGCAGGCTAAGAAGTTTCTCTATGCTATTAAGCAACGCCTGACTCATCCTCGGTATGCTGACCTACAAGCAGCCTTTGGTCCTACCGATGGTTACAAAGCTACCGCCGACATGTGGTCGGCTAATAAAGTTTATCTGGGAGCGGATGTCCGCGAATCAGATGCTAAAGACCCTACCGTTGAAGCTATCGGTATGGGCGGTCAAGTATACGGCGCTCGCGCCGACTTAATCGTACTTGACGACGTAGTCACTCTCTCTAATGCGGGAGAGTGGGCAAAGCAACAAGAATGGATTCGACAAGAAGTTGCCTCTCGTCTACCACCAGGTGGGGGTCAGCTTCTTGTTGTCGGAACTCGCGTATCTGCAACCGACTTATATAAAGAACTTCGTAACACACAGCATTACACGGACGGAATTGTTCCGTGGTCATATTTGTCCATGCCTGCCGTATTAGAATACGCAGACAATCCAAAGGATTGGAAAACCCTTTGGGCTAAGTCGGAGCAACCACTTACTGAGGATGATACCCCAGATGAGAATGGATTCTTTGACCGATGGACTGGACCGCGTCTTACTGCGGTCCGCAATGAGGCTGGTCCCTCCAAATGGTCTTTGGTTTACCAGAACCTCGATATCGCAGAAAATGCAATCTTCGACCCGATGTGCGTCAGAGGCGCAGTTAATGGAATGAGAAAATCGGGTGCGCTGGTTGCAGGCGCTGCGGGTCATCCTGATAATGCACAGAACTTCTATCGCATTATTGGTATAGACCCAGCCATGTCTGGTGACACGGCAGCAGTTGCTTACGCAGTCGACCGCAGAACACACAAGCGCTATGTCATGGACGTTCACGTCATGAGCAGCCCCACACCTGCAGCGATTCGGTCTTTGATTCGAGAATGGACGGATGCTTACAAGCCTCATACTGTCATCGTTGAATCCAACGCATTTCAGCTTTTCTTAACCCAGGATGAGGAGATTAGAAACTTCTTGTCTACTCGCGGTATTAACTACCGCCCCCACTACACAGGTAATAATAAACAAGACCCAGAGTTTGGTGTAGCTTCTCTGGCTCCGTTATTCGGAACCGTTATTAAACGTGACGGTAACAATAACAATTTGAAGCATGCTGGCGATAACATAATTGAGTTACCAGATGCTTCACGTAATGAACATATTAAAAAGTTAATAGAACAATTGGTTGTTTGGCAACCAGGAGTTCAAGGCAAGAGATTAAAGATGGACGCTGTGATGGCGCTCTGGTTCTGTGAAATCGTAGCCCGCGATGTTTTATTAACTTCAGCAAATGTGCCAAACTTTTTGAAAAACGAATTTACACCTCAGAAGCAAATTGAAGATAGGTACATTGTTAACCTAGATGATTTAGCTGCTGCACAGCGAATAGCGAGATTGTGATAATGAAAGAACTTGTACATGCATACGAGCAATTAAAGACTCGTAATGCTGAGCGCGATAAGCGCATGCGCGAAGTTGCTTTGGTCCGTTCAGGTAACGCCGACCAAGTATTTCGTGGTTTGTTCCCAGAGGGAACATGGTCTAGACCTATCATCGCCAACCTTATTGACGTGGTTGCTCGTGATGTTTCTGAGCAGGCAGGTGTACTACCTACCATAACGGCTGCTGGAGATTCATCCCTTGATGATTCACAGCGTACCAAGGCTGATAAAAGAACTAAGATTGCAAATTATTATGTTGCTGCATCTCGTCTTGGAACAGAGCTACTGCGTGGCGCAGACCAGTTAGGAACTTACGGCTTCTGTATTTTCAGAGTCGAACCTAACTTCAAGGAAAAAAGACCACACATCCATGTAGAAAACTCTATGGGTGCGTATTACGACATGGACAGGTTCGGAGAAGTATCCGTCTATTGCCGTTCTTATTATCGTAAGGCTGGCGATTTAGCAGCCAAGTTCCCAGAACTAGCAGACAAGATTCTACAGACAAGTGCATTCGGTCGTACCGATAGTAATGAACTTCTAGAAGTTGTACGATGGACTGACAAGAATCGCACCGTAATGTTTATACCAAGTCGCGGAGGTGCAGTTCTTGCCGAAACACCAAACAAGATTGGTCGAGTCCCAGTTGCGATTGCTCAGCGTCCTTCGCTTGATGGCGAAACACGAGGCGCATTCGACGATGTTCTGCCAGTGTACGCAGCAAAAGCGCGTCTTGCTTTGCTCACTATGGAGGCTGTTCAAAAGTCTGTTGAAGCTCCTCTTGCTCTTCCCACTGATGTTACTCAGCTTTCCGTTGGTCCTGATTCGGTCATTCGTTCGAACAGTCCTGAGAAAATACGTCGTATAAATCTAGATGTACCACAGTTTGCATTTGCTGAGAACAATGTTCTAGCAGATGAAATGAAATTAGGAACCCGCTTTCCTCAAGCACGTGCAGGACAAGCAGAAGGTTCTATCGTTACTGGTCAAGGTGTCAAGGCACTTATGGCTGGATTCGATTCACAGATTAAAGTTATTCAATCAATCCTTGGTGAAGCAATTGGCGAAGCAATCTCTATCGCATTTGCTACCGATGAAGCATACTTCCCAGCACTATCTCGTGAAGTATCTGCAACAGCCAATGGAGTTCCATACAAATTAAAATACAAACCATCAATCGATATCAACGGCAATTACGGCGTAACAGTTGAATACGGATTGATGGCAGGTTTAGACCCTAACCGAGCATTGGTATGGGGTCTGCAAGCACGTGGCGACAAGCTCATTTCACGAGGAATGCTACGTCGTAATTTACCAATTTCGCTCAACGCTGGAGAAGAAGAGCGAGCAATTGATATCGAAGAGATGCGTGATTCATTGAAAGCATCTATCTCTCAACTTGCTGCTGCGATACCACAAATGGTTTCGCAAGGACAAGACCCGATGCAGATTGTAGAAAAGATGGCGACAGTTATTGAAGAGCGTAAGAAAGGCACACCGCTTGAAGATGCGGTAGCCAGAGCGTTCAAGCCAGAACCAGCACCAGAAGCACCACAAGCGCCAGAGATGGCGCAACCAGAACAACCAATGGGTATGGGTGGCGGAATGCCACAGATGCCACAAGGTAGACCACCAATGCAAGAACTTCTTGCAGGTCTAACTGGTTCGGGAAATCCCAATCTAGCAGCAAGAGTAACTCGTCAAATACCAGCATAAGGAGAAAAAATGTTTGGAAAGCAAGGAAAGGCAGCTAAGGCTCCAGTTCACCCAGGACACTCAGGCAAGAAGTCTGGTGGCAAAGGCGTAGGACTTGGTCAAGTCGCAAAAGCTCCAACACCTAAAGGCATCAAGGGCAACAACACAAAGCTTAAGTAAGGATAATCATGGCGAAGAAACCATATAAGTATCGCCAAGCCAAGAAAGACGCTAAGACTGCAGCAAAGAAAGCTTTCCCAGGGAAAGTAAAAGCTGTACGTAAAGACATCACAGGCAAAATTACTGCTGAAGATAGACTAGCGCTTAAGGATATGGCAGATACAGCCAAGAAAGAACTTGGCAAGAAGGCTTATCTAAGCAAAGCTGAATTTGATGCTACAAGAAACGCAGAACTTGAAAAGTTCCGTCAATCTATGGCAGATGAATTCGGCGAATACGGTGGCAAGAAAGCAGGAGAAGCGGAAGCACCTGCTAAGAAAGCCCCAGCGAAAAAAGCTGCTGTCAAAAAGCCTGCTGCTGCTCTCGAAAAGAAAGCACCAGTAAAGAAAGCTGCAGTTAAAAAGGCTGCTGCTAAGAAAGCACCTGCTAAACCAGCTGCATCAGCACCAGTTAAGAAGCCTGCGTCTTCAAAGACAATGACTCGTGCAGAAAAGTCTGCAGCTAATAAGGCTGCATGGGCAAAGATGACACCAGAAGAACGCAAAAACTGGAAGGGAACTAAGCCAGGTAGTGCAGAAGCTAAGCCTGCTGCTAAAGCAGAGCCAAAAACAACAGCTAAGACAACTGCACCAAAGCGTCCTACACTTGCAGACCTAAAGAAGAATGAGGCTAAAGGTCTTGAAGAAGCTAAGAAGCGTGTTGAAGCTAAGAAAGCTGCTGCATCTAAGCCACGTACTAAAATTACCGTAGATGGAAAAACATCTGCACCATCTAAACCAACCGCTGGAGCACAAGCTTTAGATAAAATGAAGGCAGAGGCTAATGCTAAAGCCAAGGCTAAAGCTGCTAAACCAAAGTTTAGAAAAATTAAAGCTGCTGGTAAAGGCGGAGTCGTTGGCGCAGTCGCTGGTGAAGTAGTTAGCTTAGCTAAAGGCTCAACCAAAAAAGACTTTGATGAAATTAATCGTCTTGAGCAAAAACTTGCTGATATTACTGGTAAAGGTAAGAGCAAAGCAACTGCAGGTCGACAAGGAGCACAACAGCAATTATCTCAGCTTGCATCACTAGCAAGCTTGGGTGTTGTAGGTAAGACTCGTCGTCAACGTATGGACGAACTTAATGCTCTTATTGCAAAGGCTGAAAAGAAGAACAAGCCTAAAGAACTTCGCTACGGCAAAGATGGTTCATCACTTGTACCAGGAACTGCAGCATATAAGGCTGGTTCTAAGACAAGACCAACAGTAGCTTCTACTGGCGGTGGCTCAACAACTAAAGTTGATTCAAGATACACCGTAAAGAAAGGCGATACCTTGTCAGGTATTGCAAAGAATGCAGGAGTATCTCTATCAGAGATTCGTGCAGCAAACCCTGAAATTATGAAGAAGAAGAAGTACAAGCAGGGTTCAATGATTTGGTCAGGAACAAAGGTTAATATTCCAAAGAAGTAGGTAAATAAATGTCAATGATGCAACCTTCGGGTCCAGGTCCGTTCTCTAAGAGAACCGACCGCCAGGGAGCAAAACAACTTCCTAATGCTGCCTATGGCGAGCAAAAGGAATTTCAAGATATGCAAGCTGGTGCGCCAATGGCTAAAACACCTACACCACAAATGCCACAGATAAATCCAATGGCAGGCATAGTGCCTTTAACAGCGCCCACCCAGCGTCCAGATGAACCTGTGACTGCTGGTGTGGACGTTGGTCCTGGTCCTGGTAGAGAAATCTTAGGATTAAAAAGTCCAATTGATAATCAATTAAAAGATTTATCAAAGCTAGCTAAATACATGCCATTGATGGCACAGTTTGCGGATTCTCCAGAATCATCTGGAACTATGAAAGCTTTTGTTAAGTATTTACGGAGTCAAGCAGAATGAAGATACTCAAGAAGTTCGAAGAGAACCTTGAACATCTTGGATTTGAAATGGCTCCAGTTGCTTGGGATTTAGCCAAGTTCCCCTTTGAATCCGACGATGACCGAATTTCATTATTAGAGGAACTAACGGCTAAGGAGGCTACACCTAATGTCCCTAACAGAATGGTGGAATGACCCCTCTATAGTCAAAGACCCTACTCAGGAACCAAAACTTTCCAAGGTTGATAAGTTTAAGAAAGACAATACCAAAGTAGGAAAAGCAGAACAAGCAATTGTCCCTAAAGTAATGGGAGCAATTGAAGCAGGGTCAAAGAAACCTATTCTTGGCAGGATTATTAATCCAGCCATGGCAGCACTTAGTTTTGTTGGCGAGAAAATCGTACAACCAGTAACTCAAACTGTTTCTGCTGCGCTACTTACACCTCAAGCTATGGCTAAAGGTAAAGGTGGCTTAACTGAAAGCTATCGTTTCTCAAAGAAACAAGCTGAAAAGATTTCTATGGGACAGGCAGCAGCTAGCGCTGTTGGTAAAATTACATCCCCTGTTCTTGGCGACGTAACTAATGCTACATTCCTTGATAAAGACTTTGATGTATTTAACGACCGTCAACGTGATAAAGCATTCCGTGATGAGTGGGCTGGAATCTTAGCCTCTGGTGTTACCGACTTAGGTCTTGCGTTTTTAGGAACTAAAGGTGCAGGGTTTGCTGTTCGCGGTACTGCAAAAGCAGTCGTTGGTCCAAAGCGTCTTGCTACCTCAGACGACATGAATGTATTTAGAAGCGAACTAGATGAGATTGTTGCATCTAAGGCTTTGCCTCTAGAGCAACAGACCAAGACTGGTCTATCTGTATTAGTAGATGACGCAGTAAATGAAACAGATTTAACTAAGCTTGCCTCAAACCCACTTGTATCTGAAACATCTAACCCATATAGAACCGCGACAATCATGTCGCGTCTAGATAACCACCAAGATGTAGCAGATTATCTGCTTGCAGAACGTGGAGATACTGCTGCATTCCAAAGATTCTTTGAACGTAATCCATTAGCAGCAGACCATATTGATAACTATGGAATTACTGCAACATCACCAATTGATAACTTTGCTAGCATCGGACTAGATGCACTAGACCCAACCCTTACATCTAGATATCAAAAGATTATCGATGCTGTTAAAGTTGAAGACCCTAACTTTGCTCGCGCCTTAGATGACTTCATGGAAAAAGCGCAGATGGGCGTTATCGAAAGCTATCGCCCAGGTCGCTACGCAGCGCTAGAGCAGATTGGCTTAGCCAAGAAGAAGATACAGTCACAGGCTTTATACGGTGACCTTAAGATGTTTGGTCAAGATGCCGATGGTGGTTGGAAAACTCAGGTTTACCAAACAGGTGTCTATGACAGAGCAGTACGCCTTATTGCATGGACTGGCTCAGGTCGTCCACAAGGTTACATTAATATTTCTAACCCACGTAAATTTGAAGCAGCCAACGATTTACTGTCTGACTTAAACCGTCTTCAGTTCCTTAAGGGAACCGAAGGTGCTATGTACAAGCGTCGTATGGTTGAGATGTTCCTTGATGCTCAAAGCGATACCCAACGTGCTATTGCACTTGGTCGTATTGAAGAAAGCGTCATGGGTCGTCTTGCTAAATATTATGGCATTACAGATATGCAAGATATTGGCAACGTCAAAGACGCTGTCAACCAGATTAAGAACTGGCATATCCGCATGAACCAAAGTCGTGACAGTATCAAAGAATATGCTGTTAAGAATGGTTTTGTTCCAGACGAAAATGGCGGAATCAACGTACAGAACTTCTTGTCTGTATCAAATGAAGCACAGAATCTTCCAATGCTTGACTTCCGTAGACTTGAAACCGAAGTTATCTTCAACGCTCGTCGCGTTGCAGGTAAAGGTGCAAAGGTTACCCAAGGTCAATTTTATGGCGCAAAATTATCTAGAGCAGCCATGAACACTGGTCAATTCCTTGACTTAGCTAACATGGTGTTTAGCAACTTGAACCTACTTCGTCTTGCATATATACCAAAGAACTCAATGGTAGACCCATTTGCTCGTGCGAGTATGGCTCTTGAGTCAATGGAACTTGTAAAGAATGCAGTACCTGGTGTAGATAATGTTATCTACAATACTGGTCTTCTCAAAGAAACCGCTAAGAAGTGGATGCCAGGAAGCCCTGCTGCCAATGCTCGTAAGCAAGCTAAGGCTGCACAGTTCCGCGTAGAAAAGTATCGAGCAGACTTAGAACCTAAGATTACAGCACATGCAAAAGCTGAAACAATTTATGATGACTTAGACAAGTCATTAACAAAACTTATTGCAGCACGTGATAAGGCTAAAGCCAAAGCGATGAAGAGCGATGATGTTGCAGTTCAGAATAAATATTATGAACTTGAAGACAAAGTAACAGAGTTACAGACTAAAGCAGATGACGCATTTGATGAGATGAGTCGCCTTGCTGATTACATTAACGGCACTGCTAAACTTATTCAGCGTGAACGTAAAGACTGGGCAGAGTTCGCCAATGCTCAAGGAGATTTGAAACAAAAGAAACTTCTTGGTCAAGAGGCTGAAGTTATCGAAGTTAATGGTCAGACATACACTCTTCAAGGGTTAGCTGACCCTAATGTCCGTGGTGCTAGCGCATACATGTCAGAGATTGATACCGCTACAAACTTCTATGCAGCATCAATGCAGTCAGAAATTTCACGTAGACTTCGTGCAGATGGTGCTCGTTTCGTAAAGATTCCTCGCAAGAACCGTGAAGAATATATGAATGCGTTGGCACATATTGCCAACCGTCAGGTTCGTAACGAACTTGAGTTACCAGTCGGATGGATGATGAGGGGCGAAAAGTCCAACGCTGAAATCATAGAGTGGCTATACAGCCCAGCTGGTAAAGAATACAGACTTCGTATTGAAGAACGCTTTGGCGATGATATGCAGGCATGGGTAGGACAGACAAGAGAAAAACTCTATGCAATGTATCCAGACCCTGACCTTCGTAAGATTATTACAGAACGTCCAGTAACTTACCAAGAAGTAGATGCAATGCTTTACGGCAGAACAGACCTACTTAAAGAAATTGATGGACCAAGCCTTAAGCTTTCTGACCTAACTGGCGCTGAGCAAGTCCTTGCTCGCGTAGGTGGAGCAACTAACGCAGCATGGAAAGTTCTTTCACTTACTGAAACACGGTTAGTTCGTAACCCATTGTTCTTGTCTTACGCTCGTGACGAAATGAAGACGCTGATTAATGCAGCACAACGGTCTGGTATTGATGTATCAGAAGCCGTAGTAAATAATGAAATTCGTCAAGTTGCATACCGTAAGGCGCTAAGTCGAGTTGAAGAAACGCTTTACTCATCACGTCGTCTTACCAATGGTATGTATACGGCACGTTATGCAATGAGCTTCCCCTTGGCTTTCTTCAACTCCCAAGCAGTTGCGCTTCGCCTATTGGCTCGCAACCCAATGAATGCTTACTGGTACAACAGTATCCAGCAAGCGTTTGATAAGTATGAAGCTTACGAAGACCAAGATGGAAACACTTATTCTTCAATCAAGGATGTTCCAGCTGGAGTGGCAGTATCTGTTAAGTATCCACTTCCATTTGGAAATAAGTTACCTGACTGGGCTAAGACAGCGCTAAAGCCATACTCAGATGCTCGTGGTGGTGGAATTAAGTTCAACCCTAAGCAGATGGAATTTATGGTTGCAGACCCATCTATCTCTTGGTTTGGTACAGCAGCAATATCTGAAATCATTGATAACGGATTAGGCGTTGGTCCATGGAAACTTTATGGTGAGCAAGTAGCAACATCTCTACGTGAAACACTTGGCGATGATGTCTATGAATCTACTATTCTATATGGTGGTTATCCAGTAGAAGGTAAGAATCTTGCCGAGAAGGTAAAGAACACAATGGTTCCAGCCTACCTTCAGTCATTAATTGACTCAGGTAAGTTGCCATACCCAGTCCGCACAGCGTTCTCGCTTATAGGACTTGAGAAGAGTGAGCGATTCACTGATGAAGTTTATGCCCAATGGCGTAAAGGTTTTTCTGAGTGGGTAGCAAACGGTCGTGTTGGTCAACCACCTACAATGGAATCAGCTGCTAAGGCAGCAGGTAACATGGCATTTATTAGGTCTGTTGTTCAATTCAACGCACCTATCTCAGCAACATTTGACCCAGTAACTCGTGCTGCTACTTCATATTATGCAGACTTAGTCGAGATGGCTAACGGCGATTATGACATTGCACAGAAGGTTATGATTGAAGAGTGGGGAATGGATTCCCTAGCACTTGTTGGGTCTAACCAAAAGAACGTTGCAGGCGTAGCTGCAACAATGAATGATATTAAAGTTCTTCGTAATAGCACAAAGTTGCTAGAGGAACTTGGTAATACCAATACAAAGTATGCTGGAATGTTGTCATCTGGTTATGGTGATATTGCAGGTACTGGTAGTGGACCAAATGATTATTCAACAGAAGTAGCTTCTATCTACAAAAGAATGAAGTTTGCTGGAGGGTTTAATAACCCTATTACTCAGAAGAAAAACGAAGACGAGCTAAAGAAGTCAGCTCAAGCTCGTGTTGGTTGGGCTGAGTATCAGAAGGCTGTTGATTGGCGCAGTGCCATGATGAAGCAGTATGGAATTGCCTCAACCTATGAAGCTAGATATGAATACTCTGGTATCAAACGTGTCTTTGATGACATGGTAGATGACATTGAGAATGACTACAAGGGTTGGGTAGAGCAACGCGACGAAGAACGTAAAGACTACTGGAATGGAACCATTGCAGCAGTTGAAACTATCTCCAGCAATCTTGATTGGAGAACTTACGCTTACTCTACTGGCAATACCAAATGGGAAGAAATTGCTTTCTGGGCAGGTAAGGCTCGTAACTTTAAGAACGAGTATGACCGACCAAACAATAGCGATGAAAGAAAGCTGTTGCTTAAACAACAGTTCTCACAGTTCCATTATGACTTCTTACAGACAGCATCTGATGAATTTGATGCATTTGCCACAAGATGGTTAAACAACATGCCAGAACTAGACAATGAATTCGTGGTGACAAAGTGAAGAAACCAAAGCGTTCGGATTACCCAAAAGGTAAGATAGGCGATAAGCAGTACCAAGCAGCATTGATTGAATATGAACAAGCGGTCAAAGATGCAGAAGCTGCAAAGAAGTTAAACGTTGCTCCTATCAAGCTTCCTGGTATTAACCCAGAGGCTGGCATCAATGATGTCCAGGCTAAGTCTTGGTTTAAGTACAGCGCAGCTACAGCTAAAAAGGGTAGCGAAGTTCGTAAATACTACGAAAGCTTTATTGCAATTCTCAAGAAGGCTGGTATACCAGAAAAGAAATGGCAGTCCGTATGGGACGATGCTGTTGATTGGGTAGGAACTCCTGGGTCTGGTGCAACTGGCGACCCAAAGATGTATCTCAATGTATGGAATCCAGCAAGTTACACAGGTGGCGAGGGTAGTACCAAAAAATATGGAACTCAAAAAGTTCGTACTGAAACCACAACACAGTATGGTCCATCTAATGCTGCAGATTATATAAATAAAACTTTTGAATCTGAGATTGGTAGAACTGCTACTAAAGAAGAGATTGATGCCTACAGAATGGGCGCTAATGCTGCTGCTAAAAAAGAACCAAGTATCTATGATGGGTTTACCACTACTACTGGTCCAGCCAAAGGCGCGTCTTTAGGAACCTCGACAAGTAAGGGAACACAAACAACTGGTTTTGACCCTGCTATCTACGCACAAAATTTCGCTAGAAGTCGTCCCGACTTTGCAGAATCTTTTGCAACAAAGAATTTCTTGAAGATTATCCAAAGTCTTCTTAAAGACCCTAATGCTATCGGAACGGTGGTTGAGTAATGGCTGAAACAAAAGTAACAGTCAGGTCTGGTCAAACACTTAGTTCTATTGCCAAAGCAAACGGAACTACAGTTTCTGCAATTCTTAAAGCTAATCCAGCACTTACAACAAACCCTAAGTATAATAATGGTAATACATTATTTGCTGGAACTAAGATAACAATACCTGGTTCGGGCTCCACCCCTATGACTAATAATTTTCCTGGCACAAGCGATTGGCGCAGAGGAGAAGAAGCTTCAATGGCTGGGCTTACCCCATCACCAACAGCTTCACCAAATCCTTTTACAGATAATCTAAGTATGTCAACTGACTCACCTACCGCAGTTCCACTGACAGCCGATAAATTATCAATGGCTATGCTTCAAAAAGCATTTGGAATTACTGCTGCAGTTATCAACAATGACCCAAGTTTATTAGCTGCACTTAATAGAATTCTTGGTGTTGACGGTGGTCCAATGATTACCGACCCAGCGCTACAAGAAGCTATTGTTAAAGGCACATCTTGGTATCGTGACCAGACAGATACTCAACGCCAGTTTGATTTTGCTAAAGCAACCAACCCAGGTCAGTTTGCTGCAGACCTACAAAAAAATGCAAGTAATATTGTTAAACAATTTGCTTCTATGGGTTTACCTATTAGCGCTTCTGAGGCAGTCGAATATGCCAACAATATGATGAAGCAAGCCATCATCAAGGATGGCAAGGTTGTTAGATTTGACCAAGACTACCTCAATAAACTAATGGCTGACTCAATTAAGTTTGTTAAAACAAACTCTATTGATGGTCGTGTTGTTTACACTGGTCTAGCTGGAAAGCTAGAAACCATGGCTGGCAAGTTATACGGCATGGCTCGTGATTATGGATTCCAACAGACAACATCTAATGCAAGCTTTGATAAATGGTTTGAAGCAAGCATGAAGGGTCTAGTTGCTGGAACCCTTAACCCAGAAGATGTCGATAATGACCTACAGGCTAGAGCAAAATCATTTGCTCCTGGCTTGGCTAAATTTATTGACCAAGGTCAGACTCTTCGTGAGGCTGCAGACCCATGGCTTAAAGCCGTTGCAGATACTTGGGAAATGGATATTGACCAAGTTGACCTTAATGATGATTATGTACAAAGAGCTATAAACATGCAAGATGAAAAGGGCAACTTCACCACAATGAACTTGTACGACACAAAGAAACTTGCACGACGCAGCGCTAAGTGGGACACAACCCAAACAGCAAAAGAGGAGAAGACTTCTATTGCTTCACGCATTCTTAAAGACTTTGGATTCTTGGGGTAAACATGGGAGCATATGACGATTTTTATAGTTCGGTAATTTCCGTACAAACCGCTGCACAACAAGACGCAGCAGAACGAGCCCGCTTTTCTCAAATGCAAGCAGCTAATGCTGCTTCTCAAGCTGCAACAAAACAGGTTCCAGTAACTGTTACAGTTAAACCTGGTGATACTCTTTCAGCTATCGCTAAAAAGAACAACACAACAGTTGCAGAAATTTTAGACTTAAATCCAAAGTTTGAATCTAACCCTAAATATAAGGGTGGAAACATGATTTGGTCTGGCACTACGGTAAATGTTGGATATAAAAATGAAACAATAACCCCTTCACCAACACCAACTGCTTCACCAAAACCAACTGCTTCGCCAACTCCTAGTCCTTCACCGACTCCAAGTCCGACTCCAAGTCCGACTCCAAGTCCGACTCCTTCACCTACCCCAACACCTACCACAACACCCACTCCATCACCCACCCCCACTCCATCACCCACCCCTACTCCATCACCCACCCCTACTCCATCACCCACACCAACTTCTAGTCCAGCTTTTGGTGGCGACTCTAATACTGGTGCTGGCGGTAGCGGTCCTGATGCAGCAGCAACAGGTGCAATTCTTGACCAGATTGCTGCATTAACAGCTCAGATTGCAGCTATGCAGGCTGCTGCTGCAGCCGATGCTGCTAAGCCAAAGGTTACTGGCACACGTACAGTTCGTAAAACTGGTGGCGTTGTTGAGGTATATCAACAGATGTCTGATGGTTCTCTTGGTAATTTAATTGAATCATATAAAGACTTTGGTGCTCGTGATTCAGTTATGAGAATGTTTGAGAATACTGGTCTTGGTGACACATTTATTAAGTCACTAATGTCTACCATAGACAAGGTATATGAAGACAACATTATGCCTACTGACGAACAAATTCTTAATACTATTTATACAAGCGATGCATATAAGACACGGTTTGCTGCTAATGAAGCTATACGTAAGCGTATAGCAGACGGCAAAGGTCGCCCTGGCGATAGACTTCTAGCCCCTGCAGAATACATTGCTGCTGAAGATGGCTATAGAGAAATCATGCAAGAAGCAGGATTGCCAGAAATGTTCTATGACCAACCAGAAGATTTAGGTAACCTTATTGCTAACTCAATTAGCGTCGGTGAGTTTACCGCACGTGTTAACATTGCACAGAATGCGCTACAAAAGGCAGACCAGCAAATTGTTAAATCACTTAAAGATTATTACGGCTTATCATCTGGCGACCTGGTTGCTTATCTTCTAGATAATGAGAAAGCATTTGATGCTATCAACTCTCGCTACCAGTATTCAACAGAACAAGCCAAGTTAATGTACACCTCTGCTGAAGTTGGTGGAGCTGCTGCTCGTGCAGGATTTGGTGATACAGGTATCTCTAGAGGCTTTGCCGAAGAGATTACCAAGGCAGGTAAGGCAGATGCTGCCGAACGTGCCTTCCAAGGTGCAGCCCGCGAACAAGATGATTACCGACGCTTGATGTCACTGTATGGCGAAACCGCTGGTACAGAAGACTTAGCTCGTGAATCACTTGGTCTTGCAGGTGGCGCTGAAGTTGGTATCAAGACTAAGAAACTTGCATCAAGAGAACGCGCCAAGTTCCAGCAACGTGGAGCAATTGACCGCGCATCGTTAGGTTCTCGTTTAAGAACACCTGACGTTTAATAGATTCCGTCCCAGACCCTCCAGCCCTGGTGATGTGTATAAGTCTGGAAGTCATCACGTCTATGAATCACTACCCCTGGTGAGGAGTACGTGTGGTGCAAAACCCGATGAGGGTTTAACTACTAATAAAGGGAGAAAACAATGGCAGAAGAATACCTAGAGTACGACTACGAAGATGAAGACAATGGCAGTGGAACTGACCTTGTAAAGAAACTTCGCAAACAGATTGACGCACTTTCTAAGCAAGTTAAAGAACGTGATGAAATCCTTGCAGAGTTTACTACACAAAGTCACGAAGCATCCGTTGGCGAAATCCTAGAAAGTTTCGGACTCAATCCAAGAATCGCAAAATTCATCCCAGATGAAATTGAAGCGGACGAGGATGCTGTCGCACAATGGTTAAATGAATACGGCGATGCATTCGGTATCGAAGCCGTTGAAGAAGGGGATTCGTCCCCTGACGCTCAATCATATGAGCGAATGTCAGACTTTGATAATGGAGATATTGACCCATACGTGGGTCAAGACTTAGCTTCTCGTATTGCGAACGTAGGTTCGCCAGAGGAATTAAGTAATCTACTCAAAGGCTGATACGTCCACAATCAACCCCAATTAGAAGGAAATCATGCCTACTACACCAGCAACGTCAACAACGACATCAACGATGTCGAACTTGATTCAGACGGCGTATGACAAGTACATTGAGTTTAACCTTCGCTCTGAGCCAATGTTCCGTAAGTTTGCGGACAAGCGCCCAGTCGATGTAACAAACCCAGGTAACACCGTCGTCTTCCAGGTCTATCAGGACCTATCACGTGCAACTACTGCACTAACTCAGACACAAGACCCAGACGCAGTAACACTTAACAACACCAATAAGGTGAATGTTACAGTAGATGAATACGGCAATGCTGTAATCACAACTGAGCGCTTGGCTCTTGAGTCACTTTCAGCAATTGACCCAGCTGTTGCAGACATGTTGTCATTCAACATGCGCGACTCTCTAGACTCTTTGGTCTGGGGCAAGCTAACATCTCTTGCAACAATGCGTTACACAGGTACAGCTTCTGCTGATGAATCAACCATCAACGGTGAGAACGTATCTTCAAGCACCACAGCTGCATACCTAACCGCTGCTCTTGCACGTAAGGGTGTTGCCAAGCTTCGTGGCGCAAACGTACAGCCACGCGATGGCGGACTCTACACAGCACTAATTCACCCAGATGTATCTTATGACCTTCGTTCAGAAGCTCAATCATCTGGTTCTGCTGTATGGCAGTTGCCTCACACCTACACAGAGGCTGGCGTTGCCAACCTATGGAATGGTGAAATCGGTATCTACGACCAGGTTCGTTATATCGAATCTCCACGCTGCGAGTCAATCTCTGGCTCTGGCACTTCAAAGGTATACGCAACTGTTCTTCTCGGAAAGCAGGCTCTTCTTGAGGCTGTTTCTTACGAGCCAAAGACAGTTATCGGTCCTGTGACAGATAAGTTGATGCGCTTCCGCCCAGCGGGTTGGAAGGGTCTACTCGGATGGAACATCTTCCGCAAGGAAGCACGTTACGTCATCCAGACCAAGTCAAGCATCGCAACAGCGTAGTTTACTTAGTGAGAGGGGTGGGCAACCACCCCTCTCCACATAAGGAGATAAATGGCTAAGAAAAAGAAGGCTGAAGAATTACCAATTGATTTCTTTACGCCACTCCAGCAATACGCAGTACAAGCACATGAGCTATACAACTCGTTTGCACAGGCAGGATTTACCGAAGGTGAAGCGTGGGAACTAATGGTTCGCCATTTACCTGATTGGGAATTAGAAGAACCAGAGTTTAGTGAAAAGGGAGAAGAGTAATGCCAAAAGTAGGAAAGAAAGAATTTGCATACACCGCTAAGGGTATGGCAATGGCAAAGATGGAAGCTAAGAAGACTGGCAAGAAGATGGCAGTAAAGAAGCCTAAGCTAAAGAAAAAGTAATGTCGTCTGGTAAGTACAAATCGAAACATAGTTTTAACCCAATACAGATTAAAGATGGAATGATAGTTCGTCTTCGTAAAGACGGACGTATTCAATCGATACTAGGAAAAGTCGGGGAGTATAAGAAGAATGGACCCAAGGCTAAAGAGGGCGGGAGTAGCAGGGTTTAATAAACCTAAGCGCACACCCAGTCATCCCACTAAATCCCATGTTGTCGTAGCCAAATCTGGCTCACAAGTAAAGACAATTAGGTTTGGTCAGCAAGGTGTATCAGGCTCTCCTAAGAAGGCTGGAGAAACAAGGTCTTACCGCCAACGTCGCCAATCATTCAAGGCTCGTCACTCTAAGAATATAGCCAAGGGTGTTATGTCCGCAGCATATTGGGCAGACAAGGTGAAATGGTAATGGCAAAGATATTTCGTGGACCAACCATGACAATCAAGCTTGGTCTTCAATATGACCTTTGGTTTGTTTCTTATCCATGGGGCAAGACAGTTGTTAAAAAGAATGGAACTTGGTCAACCATAGTTTCACCACAAGATAGCAGTTTAGCTGACTATGACAAGGTGCTTCGTGGTGGATATGACAACCCAATTACTGACGCAGAGGCAGCAGAGTTAACTGCTGCAGGATACGGTGAATACATTGTCGAAGTGTAGAAGTGGATGTACAACTCAAGACCATGAGTCTTGGGGAGATTGTCTTCGTGCAGCTAATTTAAGTATTAGCAATGAGCATGTATCAGCCGATATTAAAAATACAGATAAAGAATTGAGCGCATATCGTGACGCTCGCAAGCAAGGAATTCAACCTGCTTCAACAAAAATGAAAGACATTCAAAAAGCGGTCAGAGCATCTGACCTTATTGGAAGGGCAGCGCAAGCATAATGGCAACACTAAACCAGCTGACCGAACAGACCCTTGGTGAAGTTAACTCTTACGTCAAGAACCAAGAATCAGTTACGGTTATTACCAGCGCTACAACCGCTGGCGACCAGACTCTATTGGTTGATGATGCTACTGCGCTAAGCAAGGGCATTGTTGAAATAGATGATGAACTAATTTACTTAAAGAAGATTATTCCAACCAGCGGTACTATCCAAGTTCTTGGAACTACTGGTAATATTATTGGTCGTGGCTGGCGTGGTACTACAGCAACAAGCCATGTAACTGGTTCGGTTGTACGCAACAACCCAATCTTTCCTCGCAATCAAGTTAAGCGAGCAATTAACGAAACTATTAAAGCAATGAACTTTCCAGTTATTACATACCATACATTTACTTTTAATGGCGCTGATTATTCATACCTACTACCAGATGCGTTAGAAGATATAACTGGTATCTCATGGGATGTCCCAGACTCAACAGGCGTATGGCAGATTATTAAAAACTATCGAGTCGATAAAAATTATTATGACACTGACACTTCAACAATCAAGCAAGCTTTGATTCTAAAAGAATCACCAATGCCTGGTCGTACAGTCAATGTTCAATATACAAAGTTCCCAACAGTTATTACAGATAACCAAGAGTTAACTGTTAGTGGTCTTCCAGCATCTTGCGAAGATGTCGTTCGCTTCGGTGCTATGTATCGCCTACTTACAACAGTAGACCCTGGAAAGGTTACGGCAACTACAGTATCTGCAGATGCCCTCGACCAACCAGTTCAAGCTGGTGCTTCTACCAATGCTGCAAAGTATTTGTTCCAGCTTTACACCGTTCGTTTGGCAGAAGAAATCGCTAAGCAACAAGCCAACTTCCTAAACACAATACAGTATACGAGGTAATACATGCCAACAATTGCACGTTATTATAGCTCAACCGCTGCTAAGACAACACTGTCTAGTGCTATTGACGCTAGCACGACAAGCACAAGCTTGTCGCTGGCTGCTGCTTCTGGTTTACCATCGCAGTATCCATTCACACTTATTCTTGAAAAGGATACCGCTAACGAAGAAATCGTAACGGTAACCGCCCTCGTTGGTACTGCATATACGGTAACTCGTGGCGTTGATGGCACAAGCTCCAAGGCACACTCAATTGGCGCAATTGTAGAACACGGTGTTTCTGCATTGGACTTTTCTGATTTTCGTTCACATGAAGCAGCAACCTCTGCACATGGAGTAACTGGAGATATTGTTGGCACAGGTGGAGCACAGACCCTGGCTTCTAAAACTCTTACATCACCAACAGTTAACACACCAACTATTACTGGTGCAACAATCAGCGGTACGTTTACATCTACCGCAACAATTACTGGTGGCACATACTCCACCGCAACTTTAGGTTCTGATTTATCTGCTGGTGGATTTAAGATTACAAACCTTGCTACACCAACATCATCTAGCGATGCTGTTCGTAAAGACTTTGCTGATGCTCAAGTTGCTGCTGCTGCGACATCCGCAGCATCTGCAGCAACCAGTGCTACTGCAGCAGCAACTTCTGCTGCATCCGCTGCAACATCAGCCACATCAGCTGCTAACTCGGTAGCTGCTATTCAAACATCTGCTACATCAGCTGCAAACTCAGCCACTGCTGCAGCAACTTCGGCAACCAGTGCTGCTGTGTCAGCAACAGCTGCTACTACTTCAGCAGCCTCTGCTCTTACATCCCAAACTTCTGCAGCCACTTCTGCTACATCCGCAGCAGCATCTGCAACTGCAGCAGCGACCAGTGCGTCATCTGCATTAACTAGCCAAACGTCAGCTGCAACATCGGCGACATCTGCAGCAACAAGTGCAACTAGTGCAGCCAATAGTGCTACCACAGCTGCAGCATCTGTTGCCTCAATTGCAGGGTATGCGACCGCTGCAGCATCAAGCGAAACCGCTGCTGCTTCTTCGGCTACCGCTGCTGCTACATCTGCATCATCGGCTTCTACATCAGCATCTAGTGCTTTAACATCACAAACCTCTGCAGCAACCAGCGCTACAAGCGCTGCTGCCAGTGCAACCGCTGCTGCAACAAGTGCTACATCGGCTGCTAATAGTGCTACAACTGCATCTAACTCTGCAGCAACTGCGACCACATCTGCTTCTGAAGCAGCGACATCCGCCTCATCTGCAGCAACATCTGCATCTTCGGCTGCTACTTCGGCAAGCTCGGCACAAACTTCTGCCTCCAGTGCAGCAACAGTATATGACCAATTTGATGACAGGTATCTTGGGTCTAAGACAGTACCTCCAACATTAGACAATGATGGAAATGCGTTACTTACTGGTGCTCTTTATTTTAACTCAGCAACTGGTGAAATGTCAGTATGGACTGGTTCTGCTTGGGTAGCAATTAACTCAGCTAGCGCATACTCAGCACCAACACTTGGTTCAACACTTATAGCTTCTGGTACAACCGTAACAACAATTAATGGTCTTACTAAATTAGTAACAGCAACATACGCATCTCTTGATGCAAACTCCAAAGAAATAGATATAACGCTCATGAACATCATGGGTGCGTACTAAGAAAGGGTAGTAATTAATGGCTACAACAACTAAGGTACTGGCTAGAACTGCAGCAGCAACTTCCAGTGCAACTCTCTACACCGCTCCTAATACGAGCACACTGGCGGTAGTAACAAACATTGTTATTGCCAATGCTGCAACCTCTGCATCTAGTGCAACTATCAGCATCGATGGCATTGCCATCGTGCCGACAATCAAGCTTGATGCTAACTCTATTGTTGGGTTTGATATGAAGCAGGTTATTCCAGCTTCTGACCCAGCCAAGACAATTACTGGTTATGCGTCAACAACTGCAGTTACGTTCCACATCAGCGGAGTGGAGATTAACTAATGGCTATTCAGCAATATCCTTTTAAGGGTGGTATTCCATCGGGTAACACTGCTGGTCGCCCAGCAGGTCCAATTATTGGAGATACATTTTACAATGGTGAACTAGGACTTCTTGAAATTTATGATGGAACTAACTGGGTTCCAGCCTCTGCACCTGCTGGTATTCCAACTATGGTTGTTACTGATGTTGGAACTAGCCGTGCTTTTACAAGTGGCGCTATTGCGTTTGTTTTAACTCCAGGAACAAACGGAGGTTCGCCTTACGGATATACTGGTGTAGCAACAAGCCCTACTCCAGTAACATATACAACTGGTTCAACGGCTTCAACAACTCCAACGCTTTCTGTTGGCGAACCTGGAACATACTCTGTTAGCGCAACTGCTTTTAATGGATTTGGCACAAGCCCAAGTACATCAACTCAGTCACTTACTGTAACAACAGTTCCACAAGCACCAACTATTGGAACAGCAACAGCATCTACTTCTGCTAATGAAATAACTGTAACTTGGACTAATGGAGCAACTGGTGGCAAGAACATTTCTGCTATCACTATTACTCCTTATCTAAATGGAACTACAGCACAAACTTCTCGCACTGCAGCAACAACAAGTTCTACATCTTATACATTTACAGATGGACAAATACCTGGTGCTAGCGCGTATACATTTAAAGTTAAAACAACTAATGCTAATGGAGATAGCCTAGAAAGTTCTGCATCAAACTCTGCAACAATGCCTAAGAGATTTACTCTTGATTATTTAGTTATTGCAGGTGGTGGTGGTGGAGGAGGTGCTCCTCAAAACGGAAATCAAAATACTGGCGGTGGTGGTGCTGGTGGATATAGAACATCTGCTGGAACTTCTGGTGCTGGTTCTTCTGCTGAATCAAGTTTAACCATAAATGGCGGAGATAACTATTCAGTTACTGTTGGTTCTGCTGGTGCTGCTAGTTCTAGTGGCGGTAAAGGTGGTAATGGCGGAAATTCTACATTTTCTACAATCACTTCAACAGGTGGTGGTGGGGGTGCTGGACAAGATGAAGCAGGTGCAACTGGTGGTTCTGGTGGTGGTGGGTCATCTGGGTTTTCTAATGGTCTAGCAGGCACTGCAAATCAAGGCAGGGCTGGTGGTAACTCTGGTGGTTACAACAGTCGTGGCGGTGGCGGTGGTGGTAGTAGCACTGCTGGCGCAGGCGGTAGTGATACTGGTAATGGTGGTAATGGCACTGCTTCGGATATTACAGGAACATCTGTTACTCGTGCAGGTG